ATCAGTTCGTCTTTAGTCTTAGTAGAAAGGTCCACATCCTGTTCTTCTACAGGAGTTGCAGACTCCTTATCTTCTAACGAAGCCAAATCTTCATCACTCAAATCGTGAATTGTGCCAGCTTGAAAACGTTCATACAATGGATACAGACGCTCCATCAGCGCGGAACACTTGTCTATTTCTTCCAAAATAGGTTCTCTTTTTTTAATTGTATCTTCGCTGTTGTCCTCTGGTAGTTCTGCCAATTGGCGATGCAGTGCATCTCGTTTGCGGTATGCTGCGGCATACTCTCGAATAACGGCTGCAGCATTTTGAGGGAGTTCAATTTCACCGGCTTCATCTTTTTTGATGATGTCGATAAGAAGTTCTGTCTGGCCTACTGTTTCTGCTGGGGCGACGGTGGCGGCATTCAAACCTGTGTCAGGGTCTATGTCTTCAATTTGTTCGTTGGGTAGCGCCCAAGCTTGTACAAGCATACGCATAAGGTGCAGCAATCTTGCTTTTGCTTCGGGACCTGATTCTCCGTGCTTGCGAAGTTTAGCTACCACACCTGGTTTAAAGCCGCTATCCTGTAGCAGCCGTACGCCTTCATTAAAATCACGTTTGCCATTGAGCCAATCTATAGCACGCTGGCGGTACTGACTGAATTTATTCATATCTTCAAAAATTGGTTGATGCAAAAATAGGAGCGAAAAACGGTGCGGAATAGGACACACAAAAGGGGACCGCTGCATCACGCAGAGATCCCCTGTGAAAAAAATGATAAAAAAATAGGTTAAGAGGCTATTTTCAGGATATTTTCAGTATCACCCGTATACATGAGCTTGCGCGGACATACATAAGTGAATTTGAGCGGAACCTGATTGCGGTCGGCACTCTTGGTACCTGTCGTCGTAGCATCAGCAGCAACACGACGTGCAGCGGTGAGTTTGTCGCCAAGCAAGTACTTGTTGCCGTTCTTGTCGGTCACGATAAAGAACATGCGACGACCGCGTGTTGCATTTTCGAATCCAAAGATTGTCTGAGTCATCTTTGAGCGGACAACAGCCAATTCGTAGAGACAGCTTTCGCCGCCAGTCTCGCCTTGGTCTGTAATAGAGAGTGAACCTTCTTCATCCGTGAAAGTAAACTTGTAGGCACGGCAACCGGCTTTCATTACCAAATCGCCATTCCATGCACCCGCTTCGTCAAGTGACATGGTGCCATCTTCAGCTGCAGGTGCAGGAAGATCCGGCCAGCTGGCCACATCTTCGTAATAGCCATAGACCAATTCTTGTACTAGTCCTGCCAAGTTATCCAAGTCAACACATGATACAGCTTGATCGATATCGGCCAGTTCGATACAATTTTTATCCATACGATACAGCAGTTTATAGGTTATTATTCAGATGCAGGAACGATGCTCTGGTCGTTGACGCGGAACAGGTTCTTGTGGATGGTGGCAATCTGGAATCCAATGACAAACTTTCCCGAAGCAGTAAATTTGTAGGGATTACCGGAATTGAAAGGTTTCATACTCTTGAAATCTGAATCCTGATCATATCCGTAATAGATATTGCCGTCAAACGTCAGAATCACGAACTGAGAGTTCTCGGGGTATCCAGAAAGACGCACAAGTTTACACTTGCCGTTTGTCTGGCGCAAATATTGTTCACCAACGGTTTCGGCCCCCGAACCAGTGATGAGTGTACCTTGGTCATCCAACCAGTCATCATACATACTGCCCAAGTCCTCTGAGATATACATGACACCACCCTTTTGGCGGAAATTCTGAGGCATATCGCGCCACATGGCCAACAATTTTTCGCCCACATCCGCACGGGTCATTGCTCCTGTAGCGAACAGGTTGCCTTTCGCTTTAGAGATTAATCCTTCAGTAATATCCTTTTGGATGATAGTCAACGGTCCATCAAAAGAATCAGCCAAAGTATCCTTGCCCTCTTCTTCTGAATATTTTGCTGTCAAGCAGACATTGTGGAGGTCGTTGGAGGCAGACTTCAGGCCATAGTTGATAATCCACACTTCAAAGGGGTGTTGCTTCGGCCACAATCCACCTTTCACCTCAGTGATATAGGTACGGCGATAGCGTTCCGGTTCATCAGCCATCTCCATCACGCAAGGATATACCTTGAGTGTACGTGGTTGGAACTCTCCACTCTCCACGTGGCCTTTGAATTCGCCCGTATATTTACGGCCGACAGAAGCCAAAGTAGTACGCCCCAAAACAATGGAGTCTGTCACTCCAGGAATGGGTGTGAAGTGCTTCAGAATGTCATGTGCGTCACCTTCGTCAATGGCGGTGAGCAAATTCTTGTGCTTGGTTACCGCTCCAATGACGGCGGTAATGTCAATAGGTGATTTAAAATCCATAGCAAAACTGTTATTAGTTGAAGAATTGGTTAATTGGATCCACAGCTTCTGTAGAGTAGTCCACAGGCGTACTAGTAGGTGCTACCGCTGCAGCAGGCACACCTGTAGGGATGCGGTCCACAACAGCTTTGATGGCATGAGCCTTGTTGGAAACACCTGTGATGTTCTTCACAGAATCAGAGAGAGAGTCGAGTACAGAAGCAGCTGCATCCAACTCTGTTTTGTTACGCTGGCCTTCAGCCAAAGCGTTTTCGATTTTGGTCAGCTGTTCAGCTGACAACTCAACGTTGCCTGCAGCATTGGGAACCAACGTATCCAATGCAAGCAAGGCCAAGACAGTCTTGATAGCGTTCTTGTCCATGTTGTTTGTTTGATTATTAGGGTTAGTATTCACATTGTCTTCAACTTTAGGAGCAAACAGACTTTTCAGTTTGGCAAAGAAGGAATCAGCCAATGTATCATCATTCTTTTTCTCGTCCTCTACAGTAAAAGCCGGAGTAGGCAGGTTGAATTCGGCACAAGCTTCGACGTGCATAGCTTGCACTTCTGCTGAGAGAGGTTTAGCAGGAATAATCTTGTCGATGAATCCCCATTCAAGCACTTCTGAAGCCAACAACCATCGTGCTTCTTTCATCAGATTGAAGACATCTTCGAGAGTCTTGCCCTTATTCTCGCAAGCCTGTAGATACATCTTAGCAATCACCAAATCGAAAGCATCCTGATTCTTTTTCTCCTTTTGCAGATTTTTGATTGCATCCTCAATCTGATCTGCATTCATATGTCCATAGACATTAACAGGAATAGAGGACTTATGTGCCAGCCACAGACTATTCTCTTGCATTTCGCGGCTCTTAGCACCCAAAGCAAGAAATGTGGCAGCACTAGCGCACATGCCCCGGAACTCAACAGTAGCATTGCCATGATCCTTCAGTAATTGTGCCATAATGATGGCTTCGTTGACTGCACCGCCAAAAGAGTTGATGATAATCCGTACAGGCGTGCCTGCATTTTTAGCCAAGAAACTTTTCAGCATATAGCGTTGCCACCCGTAGTGGTCAATCGCTCCATTGATTTCAAATAAAATTTCTTTCATTGCGTGATTATTTTCTGCAAAGATGCACAAAATAATCACGTGAAATGAAGGACACAACAGGCTGAAAAGATTGTCAAAGTGCTGTAATATCGTTAGCCAATGTGACAGACGGTTCGGGTTCTTTTGCAGAAAAAGTGAAGCGTATGCCATTCATGGCAGAGGGAGACCCAGATGATTTGTCCGAAAGGAATCTCAGGGGGACATCAACGGTACCATACAGCTTGACTGTCCCATTCTGATCCTGGGATATAACGAGCCAATCACCTCTTTCAAGCAGTTCTACGATGTGGGTATTCTCATTTTTTGGAATGCAACCGGATATATTGACATCCCACAAGTCACCACCATCTGCAGATGATTGTTTCTCTGAGACAGCGAAACTGTTGTCTGCAAAGATGGGAATCTCAATGATATTGGCACGATCAACCACTTCGAGGTGTTGGATAGACATGATGTAGTCGTAGCGCAAACGGCGGAAGGATTTTGGTGGGATTACCAAAATACGAGCTAATCCCGGACGGTTGTCAAAGTCAAATGTCAGTGTTTTCATACGCTATCTTGCCCTGCTGTGAGATTGTCCCATTCTTGAACAATTGCACAACAACTATTTCTTGAATTTTATTATGAATACCCATTTTCAGTGCTTTTTTGTCGATGGTTTTGTCTCGGTTCCATAATCGACGGATAGAATCTTCAGGCCAAGTGGTATCGTTCCATCCGAAACGATGGTAGAACTCCTGAATGCAATGTGACAAAACAGGAGTGACCATATACTGTGCCGCCAGAAAGGTCAGCAGGATGGTGCGACATCTGCATTCCAATGCATTCGCCAGCATCGCCTCGTCAGTAGGTGAAAGTGCCCATCCGTAGGTGTAGAAATCGCTTTTAGTGATTTCAAGTGCAATTTTAGCATTTCTATATTTATAATTGCCGGACAAACGATTGTCATAGCGATGTGAAGGTCTCATCAGCCGATGACGGAACAGCACATCAATAGTTGTGTCAGTAGAGATGTTGACAAGTTCCGGCCAATCGGGATCATTCACACCAAAATTCGTCAGCAAATATTGCTTGACGAATGGAGCTACCCATATCCATACTACGAATCTTTCTTTTTTTTTCATTTTTCAAAACTATTAGTGCCAATTTAAGCGTCCAACCGACCAACAAACCAACGGAATAAGTAAAGTTACTAATATTCAACGATATAACCAAATTTTTAATTAAAAAAGTGTCGACCAACACGACCAACAAGTGGCTATTCCGTTGGTTTTAGGATTTTTAGCGTTGGAAACAGAGAAACTCTAAAACCAACAAAAACCAACGCTAAAACCAACAACGACCAACAACGGCCAACCGACGAACACACTTATATATTACTCTTTATTAACTTATTACGTATTTTTATTATTGAAAAACTTCGGGTTTTGTTGGTTTGTTGGTTTGTTGGTCGGTGTTTCGTGAATTTTTCAAAGTACTCTGTGATATTTCATTTTTTGTTTGTCAGGGGGTCATCGGGGGATTGGATTCGGGAAAATCAAGAAGCCCCATTGAGGAGAACTCAATGAGGCTTCAACAACAAGGATAAATGATTTGCCATGCCACCGCCGGGAACGTCGTGCGGTTCGCAGGCTTTGGTTCGGGCGGTGGCATGAACGTTTACGATAATACATGACCTTCATCGTCCAGTTGGCTAATCAAACACTCTAGCTCGTCCTCTCCAGTCCGAATATCTGCTAATTCCACGATAACCTTACCCGCTTCGCGGTATTGCGAATACTCAAAGACCGCTTGTTTCATTGCCCGTTTTATATTCTTGGCATATATAATGGTCTCCCACTGGATGCCATCAGAACCTTCAAACAAGACGGCATACCGTTTACTGCTCATGATTCCTCCTTTTTAGGTGGTTTAACCAAAATCGAATAGATCCATCCGTCGGGTAGGGTCATGTCATATGATACACTACCAGCATCGCTTTCTTCAGCCATTTCACGCAAAATCTTGAATATACTACCCATGAGTTCATCCTTTTGTTTTTCGGTCATGTCGATTGATGCTCTTAATACTTTAGTCATCTTTGCTATTCTCTATTTTTGAATTCCATTTTTTCTGAACTTCACTAAATGCTTGTGTAACCATTACAAACAAATCTACAGGAATTTCATCACAACAAGGATCGATGAATCTGACATGGCCTTGTTGATCGAATCTGTAACGGATAGTGATTTGGCCTCTGTCCTCTGTCTTGTCTTTACTCATGACTTTTGAAATTTATGTCATACTTTGGAACTCTACAAAGTCGTTTTGCCTGCATAAAACAATAACCATAGCCGTCCCAATAAACACGGTGGACTGTTCTTACAGTCTTATCCTCTCCGTTTGCGGCAAAGATGGTGCCTGCTGTCCGGATAACTCCCTCAACCTTGCGGACAAGCTGTGCTTTGGCCGTATAAAGGAAATGAGTAAACTCAACATTGCGCGGTTTGCGCTTCTCCCAATCTTCAGTTGGGTGCAATTGATTCAACTGTTTCATTTTTATCATTAATTAATTGAATAGGTTTTGTTGTTCGGGTTTCTGTTTTTCGATGATAGCGTTGACGCGTTCAATCTCTGCGTCCACGCGAGCCTGCAGGTTCTTCATGCGGCTGTATGTTGCAGGTGACCTGCTTTGTTCGTTTTCGCGTTCGGCCTGCCGCATATCCGAAACGAGCAAGAAGAATGCACGCGGTGTCATAAGGCAACTCCTGTGGTTAAGGTGAATGCATCCCGGATGGCCTCTTTAACAAGAGCTTCATCGTTATCGTCATACTCCAATAGTGCTTCAGTTCTCCGCTCATTATATGAACCACAATTCTCTCGTGACAAATGAATCTGTACGGGCAAATTATTTTCGTGGATCAAATCCACCAATACAGCCACCACATGACTGCTTTCTTTAAAAATCTGTTGTTTCATATCTTTATTTTTTTAATTAAAAAGGCATGTCCGGGTCTTCCTCTGGACGTTCGTTCCGCTCAAAGTCAATGCCCATCAGTTTTGACAGGATATCATAGTTGAGTACTACAGCAGAGGTCATTTTCTCTTTTTTCTCCATGACGCGCGTCATGGTCATGTTGCCAGGTGCCGCATTAGGGTCGGGATTGACACCACCAACGGGTATTTCCTTAACATCCATCCATCGGAAACGGGTGTTGCTGACTTGGCCGATGAATGACGGATGAGAATTCAAGTTCACTTCGAGAGTAGTCAATGAAAGAGGCTTGTCCCCATTCACCATGGCGGCTGCATACATTTTATGGATGTT